TTTATTGCTGGCACCAATGCCGCGACGGTCATTACCACGGCCGGTGGAAGTGCCCTGACATTGAGTAGTACGGGCACCAACGGTCATGGCCTGGAGTTAGCTGGCAATGGTTCGGGCAACGGACTCGATACAACAGGGGGAGCCACGGGCAATGGTATCCTGTCGACTGGCGGCGCAACCTGGGGGCAGGGTATCTACGCGGTGGCAGCTACCAGCGGCTCTGGCATCAAGGCAGAAGGCAAAAACAACGGGTCCGGTATCGACGCGGACGGGGCCGACGGCGGTGCTGGCATCGACGCGACTGGCGGGGCTTCCGGTGCCGGCATATCCGCTACTGGTGGCGACAGCGGTGGACAGGGCATTACTGCCTTGGCGGCTGCTAACACCGGGCTAGCCATTTCTGGCCTCGATGTCGGCTTGGAGGTTATCAGCACTAGTGGTAATGCCGCGACGTTCACCGCTTCGGGCGCAAACGGCTCAGGCATCGTAGCCACCGGAGCAGGTACGGGATGGGACATCTACGCCGACATCCACGGGACAATCGACACTTGCACCACGAACACTGACATGGTTGGGACAAACAGCGCAGCCCTGGCATCGGATGTTACAACCGCTCACGCGACAACCGATGCACTAATCGACGGCATCGGAACCGCCGGCGGTGCTGCTATCAGCACGGACGTAAACGACGACAACTACGGTGGTGGAATCACGGGCGTAACAGTAGCAACCACGAAGGCAGGCACGCAGACCGCAACCTACGCAGCCACCTCTGTGCTTGATGGCACGGCCCACCTAATGACTCACGCCACGCAAAACGTGGATATCGTCTACCAATTCCTGGCAGGCGGTGGAGCCAGCCCGGTGTCCATCGTCTGGACCGGATTACTCAACCCAATTAACGACACACTGACGATCTCGGCATGGAACCACGTCGGGAACGATTGGGAAGTTATCGGCACCCAAGCGGGCCAGACTTCGACAACTTCATTCGTGACGCGGAATCTGGTCCTGTACGCTCGCCATATGGGCACCTCGGCAGCGGAACTAGGCAAGATTTATCTCCGGCTGAATAGTGCCGAAGCGTACAACCACATTCTGCGAACGGATCAAGTCTACGCGACCTATGCCATTACCTCGCGGACGGTCGGATACTCGGATGGCTCAGTATGGGTCGATACCAACAACGGAACGGCAGGCACCGAAAGCTTCGTAAACGGCACGGCTGACAATCCAGTATTGACGTGGGCCGATGCTCAGACTATCGCAACGAATGTCGGCTTGCATAGTTTCCACTTCCTGGCAGGTAGTGAGATTACACTTAATGCCACTGCGGCACGGGGTCGCTTTATTGGAGCCGCTACGATTCACCTCGGGAGCCAGATCATTACGGAAGCACTGTTCAAGGACGCCTATGTCATTGACGGGATTTCGTCTGGGAAGGATGCCTCGTTCTACGATTGCGGCATAGGCACAGCCAGCATGGAGCACGCTTATTTCAACGACTGCGGATTCAAGGGCACGTTTACGATGCTCACTGGGTCGACGCTAGATTGGTTCTTCGTGAACTGTACCGACAGGGTCTCTGGTGGTGCTGGTGGAAACGCAACCTTTGTTAATGTCGCAAGTGGTCAGTGCCTGTTCCGAGACTGGCGTGGCGGCATCCAACTAAACAACCACAAAGCCACAAACAGTACGATTATCGACGGTGCTGGACGGCTGATAATCGAGGGGACAAGCACGGCCGGCAGTATCACAATCCGTGGTGACTTCCCTCCAGCCATCAACGCGGCAACCTTCGTCGGAGCCGGTGGGACAATTACGCAGACGCAACGGTATGGCACCGATCAAATCAACGAGCAATGCGACACGGCTCTGAGCGATTACGATGGGCCAACACATACCGAAATGACCACGGCGTTCACGGAAATCAAGGGCGGGACGTGGGCGGCGGGAACCGACACGCTGGAGCATATCAGAAACAAGCAAACGGACATCGAAGCAGACACCAACGAACTGCAAACCAATCAAGGGGCATGGGCAACGGCCGTCGGCTTCGCCGTAGCGGGCGACCTCATGGGGCTGTCGGCTGACGCTATCAACTCGGACAAGATTGCCGACGATGCATTCTCCGCTGAACACTTCGCGGCTTCGTCACTGGACGGTAAGGGCGATTGGAACACAGTCGTACCGGATGCCGCTGGCGTGGCTCCCACGGCGGCGGAAGTTTACACGGCGTTCGGAGACGGTTCTAACCTCACGACCTGTGCGACGGCTATAGGCTTCGCAACGGCTGCAAACGTAACCGCTGCTCATGCCACGAGTGATGCAATCACAACCGCAATCAAGGTAATCACTGATGCGCTGACAGCGGCGGCGGCGGCAAAGCTAGCATTGTCTGCCGGAACGATAGTAGCGGGGACGGTGAGCCACGACAATACGGCTGCCTCGGAAACGGTTTTCTATTGCGACGACATCACGGAAGCGACGGCAGATCATTTTAATGGGCGAGTCGTAATTTTTACATCGGGGGCACTGCAATACCAAGCAACGGATATCACGGACTATGCACTAGTCGCCGGGGAAGGGAAGTTCACTGTGACGGCACTGACAGAAGCTCCTGCTGATAATGTGACGTTTGTAATTGTCTAGGGTAAAAGTATGGCGCAGGTAACAGCACTATCAGTAATGGCTTTGCCAGGTTCCGTGCGAACGTTCGCGGCGAAAACCAGTACGGCTGTGAGACTGTTTCGGTTGCGGAGAAGGCAGAGCTACGTTGACGGAGCAGTTGTAGGAAAGAGCTACATCGACGGCGCAAGTCGCGGAGAGTCTTACGTGGATGGAGCAGCAGCAATAGATTCGGAGCCCGGATGATGGGAACGACTGACATATATCGTGCTTCAATTTGGGAAGACGGAGACGTCACCGAACTTGCGCGCGTGGAGGTTGCGGGCGAGAACATAACGCAAGCTGATCTTACAAGCATCATTCGGAGCATCTACGATTTGTCGGCAGGCACTCCGACGCTGATTGCAACAGACACTATAACAATCACGGATGCTGTATTTGACACGCTGCAAACGGGGAATGGTTGGACGGCGACAACGGGCTATAACTTCAAAGATCGTGTACCAGGAACGAAGTTTACGACTGGGGCAAAAACTTATGTCGTGGAATACGCCTTCGTAGGCGCGAGCGGAGAATTGTTCAAGGTTGTCTATCAACACGACATCAAAAACATCTGGGCGAGCTAGTGGCAACAATCCTCAACCTGCAAAGCCTGTTGCGCGAGCTTGAAAAGCTAGAGCGCGAGTCTCTGCGCAAGGACACGGGAGACGTTGTCGTGGGCTACAACGCGAGCTATGCACTAGCCGTCCACGAAAACATTGAGATGAGAGGGAAGGGTAAAACGCGAGAATTCGCTGACTTTGTTGCCTACAAAGGGCGGTCGGGCGGAGGCCATCATATCCAGTTTGTGACAGGAAAGAAGGGAAATTATTGGGATCCTCCAGGAGCGCAAGCAAAGTTTTTGGAGCAGCCTTTCCGCGAGATGCGGCCTGAGATGGTTGAGCTTGTGATTAAGGCAAGGCGCAAAGGCGCGGGAATTGTTCCGTCGCTATTGTACGCGGGTTTGCGGTTGCAACGCGCGTCACAAAAGTTAGTCCCAGTCGATACTGGGAATCTCAAAGGTAGTGCTTTTACGGAACGCGAGTAATGAGCGGAACGCTGTTACATACTCCGGCCAATATTCTGCGATGGCTGTTGATCAGCCTTGCGCAGGGCACTGATCCCGATGCTGATGAAGATTGGCCAATCTATGTTTCGCGAGAACCAAACGCGCCTGACAGCGTGATCACGATATACAACACAACAGCCGTAAAGCAGGGACGGCTAATGATAAGTGGAGAAGTTGCGGAGCGGCCAGGAGTACAAATCCGCGTGAGAGACTCAGACGAAAAAAGCGGATTCGTGAAAGCTAACGCCATAGCTATTGCTCTGGATGGCGTTACTTATGGTGGAGTCACGTTGGATGGTACGGCTTACAAAGTCTACGCGGTATCGCGCACGAGCGGTCCATTGTCGATTGGTAAGGAAGACAGTCCGACGAAAAGGAATATTTTCACGTTGAACGTTACTGCCGCGTTACGGCAGGCAGACTAAAAAGGAGATGAAACATGGCGGCTCCAAGCACTGTGACACGAGTTGACCCAACTACTTTGGGTCGGATGTTAGAGGATGGATACAGTACTAAGAT